TTTAAATTCTTTTTCGTTAACCGTAAACTCTGAAATTATTTTAACACAAGCAGCTTTTAATAAAGCTAATGCAGCAAGCGTATCGGCTCAAGCTGCATTTAATGCAGCAAATGCTTCAACAAGTAATGTTACAGCCAACATTGCATTAGCTTCTTTTGCACAAGCCAATGCAGCAAACATTTTAGCACAAGCTGCATTTAATCAAGCAAACGGGGCAAATGTATTAGCACAAAACGCATACACACGTGCAAATGGTGCACCAAATCTTTTTGCTGGAACTAGTAACTTTGCAACAGCACCTTTAGGTACTTTATATTTTAATAGTAATACAGGAATGCAAATTGTTGGTTCTGGTAATGCTTTATATTTTAATGAACCACAAAATCTACAAACAAATGGTACACCTGTATTTGCTACTGTAACTGCTAATAACTTTTACAGTAACACTAATGTTGATTTGTTTGTTTTTGCTAATGCTTCTTATAATCAAGCCAATACAGTTAACGTATTTACTCAAGCGGCATACAATCAAGCAAATTCAGCAAACGTCTTAGCGCAGGCAGCATTTAATACCGCAAACAATGTTTCTAATGGTCGTACACAATCAGCTCAAAGTGCCACATACACATTACAAAGTTCTGACGCTGGTAAGTATTTTTATTACACACATTCAGCAAACGTAATTCTTTATTTACCATGGACATCTAATGTGTCTTTTGCAAATGGTACTACAATTATGATTTATTCTCAAAATACTGCTGCATCAGCAAACGTAACAGTAACACCTAATGTAAACGTTTCTTTATTTACTGCTGGCAATACCATATCAGGAAGTCATAATGTTAATCCGTATGGCGTAGCAACTCTAACAATGGTAAAAGCAAATACATGGTTTATGACAGGTTCTGCAATTAATTAATATATAAAATAATATGAATAATCTTGATAAAAATTTGAGTGAAGTTTTTGATGTAAATCCAATTGGTGAAAAAATGGAAGAAACTCCAAAGAAAACATCTTTAACCACACATTATAAACAACCTGACATTGAGTCTGATTTAACAGACGCTTACCAGCAATCAAAAGAAAATCTTCAAGGTATTATTGACCAAGGCCAAGAAGCCATGTATGAAATATTGGAGATTGCTAAAGCGGGTCAACATCCAAGAGCATTTGAAGTTTATGCTACATTATTAAAAAACATGACTGAAGCCAACGATAGACTTCTTAAAATCCAAAAAGAGATGCGTGAACTATCTGGTATCAAAAAAGAAGCTTCTACTACAAACATCGACAAAGCCATCTTTGTTGGATCCACATCTGAGTTGAGTAAGTTCTTAAAAAATAAAACATAATGGCAATACAAAAAAAAGAATCATACCGTGACAACCCCCTACTTAAGCGGGTTGGTGTTCAGGTCAATTTTACTGAAGAGCAAGTAGAAGAATACATTAAATGTAAGAACGACCCACTCTATTTTGCCAAATACATTAAAATTATTACACTAGATGAAGGTGTAACTGAATTTAAAATGTATGATTTTCAAGAAGAAATGATTCGAACATTCCATGAGAATCGTTTTACCATTATGAAATGTCCTCGTCAGGTTGGTAAAACTACCACAACTGTTGCTTATCTTCTCTGGACAATCCTATTTCAAGACTCACAATCTGTAGCCGTTCTTGCTAACCGAGGTGAAACTGCTCGTGGTATTTTAGGTAAGTTACAGTTAGCGTATGAAAATTTACCCATGTGGTTGCAACAAGGTGTTTTAGAATGGAACAAAGGTCGTGTAGAATTAGAGAATGGTTCTGTTATCGTGGCTTCTTCTACATCAAGTTCAGCGGCTCGTTCTGGTTCGTTTAACATTGTATTCTTAGACGAGTTTGCTTTCGTACCATCTAATATTGCAACAGAATTCTTTACTTCAGTTTATCCTGTTATTACTGCTGGTACCAAAACAAAGATTATTATTGTTTCTACACCTAACGGTATGAATTTGTTTTATAAAATTTGGACTGATGCTGTCAATAAGAACAACAATTATAAACCATTTGAAGTTCATTGGTCGATGGTGCCAGGTCGTGATGAAGAATGGAAAGAAGAAACAATTAAGAATACTTCTGAAAGACAATTTAGACAAGAGTTTGAAACTGAATTCTTAGGTTCTTCCAACACGCTTATTTCTGGCCAAAAGTTACAACAATTAGCATACAAACCGCCAATTGCTGACCACGACAAAGTAAAAATATATAAAAATCCTGTCAAATCTGATGGTGAAAAAATTAAAGACCATCTATATGCTATTTTAGTTGACGTTTCGGAAGGTAAAAATTTAGATTGTTCAGCATTCTCGGTGATTGATATTTCTACAATGCCATATGAACAAGTAGCCACATATAGAAGTTCTTCTATATCTCCAATATTATTACCTACAGTTATTCATAATGTAGCTAGATTATATAATGATGCTTATATTTTAGTGGAAATAAATAACACTCCGCAAGTTGCAGATATCCTTCATAGTGATTTAGAATATGAAAATGTATGGAAAGTATTTACAGGTAATAAAAAACCACAACAATTATCTGGTGGTTTTGCTCGAGGCGTACAATTAGGCCTTAAAATGTCTACACAGGTTAAAAGAATTGGTTGTTCTAACCTAAAAACATTAATTGAAACTGATAAATTAATCATTAATGATTTTGATACCATCTCAGAATTGACCACTTTTGTAGCAGATAAAACAACTTTTGCTGCTGAAGCCGATGCAAATGATGATATGGTGATGGGTTTAGTGATGTTTTCTTGGGCAACCACACAAAAATACTTTAGAGAAATTGTTAATCACGATATCAGAAAACAAATTCAATTAGAAAATCTGAATCAATTAGATGAAGAAGTTTTACCGGCACCCATCATTGAAGATGGATTAGAACATAAATTTGAAGTTTTAGATGGTGATTTATGGGAATTAGCCGATGGAGGAGAAACATATGGGGGCTTTATTAGAGATATGATGAAAAATCTCTAAATATGGCCTTACATAAATATTGTAATGGTATTATAACTGCCAATAACATAATAATTCAAGGAGATAACAAATGGCGTTTTCAATCTCTCCAGGCGTAACCGTATCTGAAGTCAACTTAACAACAGTTGTTCCTTCCGTACTGACTACAGCCGGTGCTTTTGTTGGAGCATTTAATTGGGGCCCAGCAAATAAAAGAATTCAAATTTCAAGTGAAATTGATTTAGTAAACAGATTTAAACAACCAGATAACAATACAGCAACATCTTATTTTACCGCTTCTTCATTTTTAGCATACGGTAATAATTTAAAAGTTGTTCGTGCTGTTGGTGTAAATGGTAAGAATGCTACTGCTAACACCAGTGCAGCTACACAAGTTACTAATGAGGATCAATTTCAATACACATATTTGAATAATCTAACCAATGCTAATACATACGGACCATTTATTGCTCGTTACTCTGGTGCTTTAGGTAACTCTTTAACGGTTTCTGTTGTTGACGCTGCTTCATTCTCAACAAGTTGGGGAATTAATGGTGTTAATGTTTCTTCTTATTTTTCTGGTACTCCAGGAACATCAATAACAGCAAATACTGTTGGTGCATCTAACGACCAAATCCACATTGTTGTTATGGACACAACTGGTTTAATTACTGGTACAAAGAATACAGTATTAGAAACATTCCAATTTTTATCCAAAGCTTCTGATGGTGTAGATGCTTTAGGTAATTCAAATTACTACAAAAATTATATTTTTAATAATTCAAAGTATATCTACGCTATTGATCCACCAAGTTATAGCACAACAAGTTCTACTTGGGGTCAACCTACAGCTGGTGTAAGCTTTGCTACTCTATCAACTCCACAAACTGTTACATTAAGTGGTGGTGCTGACGACCAACCAACTGATGCTGTTTTAGCAAATGCTTGGAGTTATTTTGCAAATCCTGACGAAGTGGATGTTTCTTTAATGATTACCGGTGCTGCTGATGTAACAATTCAACAAACTGTTATTAGTATTGCTAACTCACGTAAAGATTGTGTAGCATTCATTTCTCCACCATCAGCTAACGTAGTTAATCAAGCAGGTAATGAAACAACTAATATTACTAATTGGGTAAATGCAATTGGTACAACAACATCATATGCTGTTGCTGATTGTGGTTGGAAATATATGTTTGACAAATATAATAACGTATATCGTTGGATACCATTAAATGGTGACATCGCTGGTCTTTGTGTATACACAGATTCAGTTCGTGACCCATGGTTCTCACCTGCTGGTTTCAATCGTGGTAATTTAAAGAACGTTGTTAAGTTAGCATGGAATCCAAATAAAGCACAAAGAGATATTTTATATCCTTTAGGTGTTAATCCAGTTGCTACTTTCCCTGGTCAAGGTACTGTATTGTTTGGTGACAAGACTTTCTTGAATCAACCTTCAGCATTTGACCGTATCAATGTTCGTAGATTGTTCATCTCTCTAGAAAAAGCAATTGCAACAGCATCTAAGTTCTCATTGTTTGAATTCAATGATGACTTTACTCGTAATCAGTTTGTTGCTTTAGTAACACCTTATTTACGTGATATTCAAGGTCGCCGTGGTATTACTGACTTCCGTGTTGTTTGTGATACTACAAATAATACACCACAAGTCATTGATTCTAATCAATTCGTTGGTGACATTTATATCAAACCTGCTCGTTCCATTAATTTCATTCAGTTGAACTTTGTGGCAGTAAGAACTGGTGTTAATTTTACTGAAGTCGTTGGCCAATTCTGATAAATAATTCAACGATATAGGAGAAAAAAATGGCATTCAATGTAGCAGAATTTAGAGCAAATATGATTGGTGACGGCGCCCGTCCTAATCTATTCTCAGTTAATTTATCGTTCCCGACCATTGCTGTAAATGGTGTTGCTGCTGGTCAACAAACAACTTTCATGGCTAAGTCCGCACAGTTGCCAGGATCATCTGTTGGTACAGTATCACAATATTATTTTGGTCGTGAATTAAAATTTGCTGGCAATAGAAACTTTGCCCAATGGTCATTACAAATCATCAACGATGAAAATTTCATTATTCGTAATGCAATGGAATCTTGGATGAATGCAATTAATAGTCACGCAGGTAACGTAAGAAGTACAGCAGCTATTAATCCAGCAGGTTATACTGCTGATGCGATTGTAACACAATACGGTAAAACTAATAATATTTTAAAACAATATAAATTTGTTGGTTTATTTCCAATTGACCTTGGTACTATTGATTTGGATTGGGGCTCAAATGACACTATCGAAGAATATAGTGTAACATTTGATTATCAATGGTGGGAAGCTGTTCCAACTGGTGGAACTTCCGCATCTACAACCTAATATGTTTTATTTTACGAAAGAGGCTTTGGCCTCTTTCATTATGTTTTTTTGAATTGATATAGGACAAAATGGCAGCTAATAAATTTTCACTCTTTGGTTTTACAATTGCGAGAGATAGGGACTTAGAGGACCAAACTACGCAACAATCTTTTACGCCTCCAGTAAATGACGATGGCGCACTCACAATTACTTCTGCCGCTTATTATGGAACTTACGTTGACTTAGATGGCACCGCAAAAAATGAAATAGAACTGATTGGTCGTTATCGTGAAATGGCGATGCAACCAGAAATTGAATCAGCAATCGATGATATCATTAACGAAGCTATTTGCCAAGATGACGATGGTCGTAATATCAAAATGGTATTAGACGACCTTAAAGTTTCAGATAAAATTAAAAAATCACTTCAAACAGAATTCAATACCGTATTAAGGTTATTAAACTATACCAATATGGCTCAAGATATTTTCCGTAGATATTATGTTGACGGAAGATTATATTATCATATGATTATTGACCGTGAAAATCCTGTAGCGGGCATTCATGAAATGAGGTACATAGACCCTCGTAAACTTAAAAAAGTTCGTGAGATTAAGAAAAAGAAAGATGAACGCACTGGCGTGGAGATAATGAATGTCGTCAACGAATACTACATTTTTAATGACAAGGTTGTGTCTGGTTCTTCTAGCAACTTTGGTCCCGTTGGAGTTCGTATCACTACCGACTCCATTATATCTGTTGTTAGTGGTCTTATGGATTCCCGCCGTGCTGTGGTTCTCTCGTATCTTCATAAAGCTATTAAGCCACTTAACCAACTCCGAATGATTGAAGATGCGACAGTTATTTATCGTATATCTAGGGCTCCTGAGCGCCGTATTTTT